GGAAGGGAACTTTTGAGAGTTTTACCCAAGCTACTGCGCTAGTGTCGCATGATTTTCTCTAAGATATTTGACTACATCGTAATCTTGAATACCTCGATCGATCTTCTCTTGGTTATAAGAAGGTACGAATCCTTTTATAGCTTTAGCTTCTTTGTAGGAGTTGACAATTCCACGTTTCAAGAAACCTGGGATAAGTAATCCTAATTTATACTTATCTCCTTTTATAAAGAGTTCTATTAACTGATGAAAAGCCGGGTGCTCATTACAGTTTTCTAGAATCATTATCCACCTAAGTGTCTCCATTTCCGGGCCCCACCTTCGAGGGTCATGTGTCCGTTCTGGGTTCATCGCGGCATTTAGTGCTAGTACACCGGGATAGCTACCTGCCATTACGTCTCTGCCTTTATAATCGTAAGAGATTTCTCGATCGAAGAATCGTTGCAAGTAGTTGAAGTTTTCAGTACTGTCTCCCTGTTTCTCAGAATTAGCAATCATTCCAAATTGGGCTGCAACTTTACTGAATACATCTGCTGCTTCGTTGTAGTCTGTAGATAGTCCTAAGAACCCGTCGTCACCTAGTACTTGAGCGATTGCATCATCTGATAACTCAATTCCTAGTTCTTTAGTGGTTTGGAGAATAATACCAAAGCTTAAAATACTTTCGGCTAAATTCGTCCACCCTGAACCACTCGGCATTCCGTGGAAACCAGTATATAATTTCGTGGGTTCGACCAGAACATCCACTGTGTTTATGTGTCTTAAAGACTTTTCAAGAAGGTCTCCATACTCACTTTGAAATACTGGTTTTAACACGTCAATTACAAACTGTGTGCACAGTCCGTTGAAATGTTTATCCATCTTAGTGTAGTCTAGAGAGAGATATTGCACTCTGTCACGCACTCGCTGTTTGTCTAATGAATCTACAACCGCAATAAAGCCCTTCCACGCAGCGAAAGACAATACTTCATTACTTTTGATAACATCCAAAATTACATTAACGAATGACAATTCTACCAGGTTACAGGACATTGCGAACATGAAAATGAACCTGTCTGATAATCGTTGTGCTCGTGACCCCAGAATTGCGGGATACGTTTCCCAACGTCCGCTCTTTGCATCGGCGATGGCACGTTGCTGAATGCCTGGATCGCTTCGCTTACCGTAACTCGGACAACCAGAGTTCGAATTAAGCGAATCCTTCTCAGCGGAAGATCGAATTACATTCTCGTATGATTGCGGCCTCAGTCCGCTTACTCCTTTAAAGAGTCGTTGTCTCGTGTCTTCAACCAGCTCTTCGTAGTACGCAGGTTTTGGAAGTTCGATTTGGCCCTTGGTCCAGTAGTCCATAAGTGACTCTAGCCTCTCAACTAGTGGTGGAAAGCCACCTTGGGCACCACATTTCGCAAGTCTACTCACCTCGTAGTCGTACAAACGTCGAGTTACCTTAGGGACATCGAGTAGGGCTTTCAGCCAACTATCCAGTACTTGTTCTAGACTTAACCCTTTGAACAGAGGTGATCTGGGTGTCGGGAGCTTCCCTTCGCGTATTCCCATTAATAAGTTTGACACATCTGGGTGCTTCTCTTTGTCAAGGATACTTAACAGATATGTGCTTCCTATTTCGACAATATTCATGGTTGTTTATTTGAATTTATATTTCAATATTCTTTTGTTTTAAATAATTAAATATAATTTTTATAACCTTAG